AGTATTTAACAATACCTACAAAGACTACGCAAAGTCGTCCGAATCAATTCTTTTTGGATAGACAGCTAACACCTAGCTTAAAGTTATGGCCTGTACCAGAAAACAGTACAGATGTTGTATATTACGATGCATTAACCCGTATGGATGACGCGGATGTTTATACCAATACGATGGACTTACCGTTTAGGTTTTACCCCTGTTTAGCGGCAGGTCTGGCGTATTATATTGCTTTAAAAAGAGCGCCTCAACGTATACAGGTCCTTAAGTCAATTTATGAGGAAGAGTTTCAAAGAGCTGCGGAAGAAGACCGAGATCGCGCTTCCTTTAACGTAGCCCCTAGCTTTTCGACGTACAGGATAGGCTGATGGCTAAGTTTGCGTCTGGTAAGAAATCATATGCTATATCAGACCGATCAGGTTTTCGTTATCGTTATAAGGATATGCGGAAAGAATGGAATGGGTTACTGGTGGGACCAGACGAGTTCGAAGCTAAACAGCCTCAACTAGGACCCTTTCGTAAGGTAAACGACCCTCAAGCTTTGAAAGAGGCTCGACCACAACCTAATAATCCTACCAGTGCTTTTTTGGTGGTAACCACAAACGGTATAGTGTATTTAGGTAACGGTAATTGGAGCACGGCAGGCGTAGCCGAAATGCCTTCTGAGCTTGATATAACCAATGCCTTAGATGGGGGTGTTGGTACAGTAACGGTGGTAACAACATGAGTTTTACATATGCACAGCTAAAAACCGCAGTACAGGATTATGCAGAAAACGATGAGACGTCTTTTGTAAACAACTTACCTGTATTTATAAGACAAGCTGAAGAACGTATACTTAAAAACGTACAATTAAGTTTGTTTCGTAAAAATGTCAGCGGTAACATGAGCATAAATAACCAGTACCTTGCCTGCCCTTCTGATTTTTTAGCACCTTTTTCCCTATCATTCACTGATGCTGATTCTAATAAAATATTTTTGGATTTTAAAGACACTGATTTTGTACAGTCTTTTAATCCTAATTCAGCGACAACAGGTAATCCTAGATACTATGCCTCTTTTGATGTTGATAATTTTATAATAGGACCAACGCCAGATGCGTCACGAGTAGTTGAACTACATTACTTTTATAGACCGGCAAGTTTGACAGCAGGCTCTGACAGTGGCACCACGTGGCTAAGTGAAAACGCGCAAGTAGCTCTCCTGTATGGAACACTTGTTGAAGCTTATATATATATGAAGGGTGAACCTGATATTATGGCGCAATATGAAAAGCGTTTTGCTGAGTCGATAAATAGTATGAAGATGCTAGGTGAATATAAAGAAGTTACAGATCAATACCGTCAAGGGTTGGTGATAAGGGAGAAATCATGACATTTCCTGCCCTTAAGTTAGATTTAAATCCCGATTACGCTGTTGACGTACACACTACAACGAATCGGGGTTTCACACCAGAGGAAGTTGCGGAGCGATGCGCGGATAAAATTATCTCAATTAGCGACAATGCCGACCCTGCTATAAAGGCTCAAGCACGTGCCTTTCGTAAGCATATTGTAAAAGTTTTAGAATTTTATATGCACGAGGCGATAAAAAGTGATAGAACCACTGTGTATAACGCGATAAAAGATGCCGGACATCTCGACCTTGCAAACTTAATTAGGAGACTATAACCATGGCTTTTTCAGGCAATTTCATGTGTACGTCGTTCAAGAAAGAGCTCTTGTACGGTGTCCACGACTTCGATCTCTCTTCGGGAGATACTTTTAAAATAGCGCTTTACACCAATTCAGCGACATTTACCGCAGCTACTACAGCTTATACAACAGGTAATGAAGTAAGTGGTACAGGATACACTGCGGGCGGCGGTGCGCTTACAAACGTAGATCCAACATCTTCGGGCACAACAGCCTTGACAGATTTTGCGGATGAGACGTTTTCTAACGCGACTATTACTGCTCGAGGTGCGCTAATATACAATACTACACCAAATACAACGAGCTTATCGGTTACAAACCCTTCTGTTGTTGTTTTAGATTTTGGTTCAGATAAATCATCTTCGTCAGGTGACTTTACTATTGTATTTCCAACAGCCGACGCAACTAATGCCATTATTCGGATAGCGTAATGTCCAGTGTTACCGTTGCTTTCTCGGGGTGGAACTCTTCCACCCAAGGATGGGGCAGTGGTGGTTGGGGTGAAGATGTTGCTTTACCCAATGCGGCGGGATCGGTTGGTACGGTTACAGTAGACGCGGAAGCTAATGCTCCCGTAACAGGTCTTTCCGCTACAGGTAGTGTGGGATCCGTATTAGTTACAGCGGTAACTAGCGTATCGGTTACAGGGGTATCTGCTACAGGCGCGGTAGGGTCCACTACCGTTACATTAGGTGCAAATGTTTCTGTTACAGGAGTATCCGCTACAGGTAATGTAGGTTCCACCACGGTTGTTATAAATACAGAGGCACCTGTTACAGGGGTATCTGCTGTAGGTAATGTAGGATCCTTATCGGTCAATGGTGATGCCAATACAAGTGTTACAGGGCTATCCGCTACAGGTTCAGTGGGTGGAGTAACAACTGCAATAGGATCTACGGTAAGTGTAACGGGTCTTTCCGCTACAGGTGCGGTAGGGACAACTACCGTAGAGGTGTCGCAAACAATAGATGTAGTAGGTCTTTCTGCTACAGGCGCTGTAGGAACAGCAGGTGTATCTGCAACAGGTAACACCGATGTAACAGGAATATCTGCTACTGCATCTGTAGGTTCTACTACTGTAAAAGTAGGACAAACGGTTGTTGTTACAGGGTTGTCGGCTACAGGTACTGTGGGATCCGTTACGGCAAACGGCGGAGCTTCGATAGTTGTCTTAGGTGTATCGGCAACAGGAATTGCAGGAAATGCTTTAGTTTACGGAAACATAATACCGAATCAAGACCCTAACTACAATGGTATTGAACCTAATCAAGATCCGAGCTATAGTGAGGAGCAACCAAATCAGAACGCACAGTGGACACAAATTGCAGCATAAGGATAATTAAATGCCAAGTACATATACAGTAAATCTAGGTATTCAGAAACCTGCTACGGGAGAACAGTCTGGAACATGGGGTAACACCACAAACGCCAACTTTGATATTTTAGATCAAGGTATTAATGGCGCTTTACGTTTAACCCTAACAAGCGCAGGTTCGTCTGGTTCTCCTAATGCTTTAGCTATAAATGAAGGATCCGTTTCAGATGGTCATAATAAATGGATAGAGTTCTACAGTTCAAGTGATTTAGGGGGTAACGTTTTTGTACAGTTGACCCCAAATGATGCTGAAAAGATTGTTTTTGTCCGTAATAGTTTAGCAGGAAGCCGCTCTGTTTTGCTTTTCCAAGGTACTTACAACTCTGGTAGAGACTTAGAGATACCTGCGGGCGTAGATATGGTTGTTAAGTTTAGCGGGGGTGGAGCATCTGCGGCGACAGTAACGGACGTTTACACAAAACTACGTGCTACCGAGATAACAACACCTTCTCTTACGGCAACAACTGCTGATATAAACGGAGGTACTATAGATAACTCCGTAATAGGGGGATCTACTGCCGCTGCTGTAACAGGCACGGCTATAGTTGCTAATACAAGTCTTAATATTGCGGGCGACGGCGCTACCGTTACAGGAATTAAAGACGAAGATAACATGGCAAGTAATAGTGCTACTAAACTCGCTACACAGCAGTCAATTAAAGCATATGTAGACGCGCAGGTAGGTACAGCAGATACCTTATCAGAGGTGCTAGGACTTGGTAATACTACAGGCGGTACAGATATAGCAGTATCAGCTAATGACGACATAACATTTACAGATAGTAGTAAAGCAATCTTTGGTGCAGGCTCAGACTTACAAATCTTTCACGATAGTAGTAATTCATATATTAAGGAAGGCGGTACAGGTAACTTATTTATAGATGCTACAAGTTTACGATTAAGAACAGGTGCAGGCACTGAAACATATTTGACGGCAGATGGTAATGGTTCTATCGATTTATACTATGACAATGTTAAGAAGTTTGCTACAACAACAGGTGGTATAGATGTAACAGGTAATATAGGACTATCAAGTACACAACCAACAATAACACTTACAGATACAGATGGCCCTTATAGTACTGCAATAGCAAAGAATGGTTCAGTGCTTACTGTCGATGGTAGCAGTGTACGTATTAGAAGCGATAGCGGTACAGAATATATGCGCGTTACTTCCGCAGGTATAGATGTAACAGGTACAGTAGAGTTTGATGGCTTGTCTGGAACTGGCTCAGTCACAGTTACAGATATACTAGACGAAGATGATATGACATCAGATAGTGCAACTAAGTTAGCCACACAACAATCTATAAAAGCTTATGTAGATACACAGGTGGCCACCATACCAACAGGTGATATTACATCGGTTATTGCGGGAACAGGGCTTACGGGCGGCGGCACATCGGGTGCTGTTACATTAAACGTGTCAACACTCAACCAAAATACCACAGGTAATGCGGCAACAGCAACTGCACTGCAAACGGCTAGAACAATCGCAGGTGTTTCCTTCAATGGTACGGCTAATATATCATTAAATAACAACGCTATCACTAACGGTGCCGGTTATACAACAAATACAGGTGATATTACAGGCGTTACAGCGGGTACACAACTAACGGGAGGTGGTACGTCAGGGACAGTTACTCTTAATCTATCGCAAGGCTCGGGTTCTGGATTAGATGCTGATACACTTGATGGTATTCAAGGTGCTGATTATCTACGCGCAAAAACTAGGTCAACGTGGAATACTTCTCCTGCTGTTATAGGAAATGTCGTTGGTGAGTTAGCATGGAAAAACTACGGCAATGGACATACTATATTTGACGCATCAGCAGGTACAACACCTAGTGGTGGTTCGTGTAGTAACACAGACCCTGCTGTTGCTTGGTCTTCCAGTTACCCAACCCTTATGGGTTGGAATGGCGCTAACACTTATGGGGTTAGGGTTGACAGAGCAAAGCAAGCAGATAATTTGGATGGTATTGACAGCACACAATTCCTTAGAAGCGATACCAGTGATACCTTTACAGGTACGTTGACGATGGCAGGTCAACTGCAAATGAACGGCAATATAATTAATGACGTTGAGGATATTTATCTAAGAGATAGAATGTATCACGATGGAGATACAGATACTTATTTTCAATTTAGTACAAACATAATGAACTTTAACACAGGTGGTAGTATACGTGCTCGTATTAACGACAGTGGCTTAACTATATACAACGACCTATACACGCCAAATAAAATTATACATTCAGGTGATACTGATACATATACGCAGTTCCATGCAGCAAACCAATGGAGAGTTGTTGCGGCAGGTAATGAGAGACTAGAAGTTAGAAGCGATGGTGTGTTAGTATCAACAGCCTTAACAGCTACAGGTGATGTTACTGCTTTCTCGGATGAGAAACTGAAAGAAAATATTACAGTAATACCAAACGCACTTGAAAAAATATCACAAATTAGAGGTGTTACTTATACCCGAAATGACCTTGAAGATAAAGAAAAAGTATATTCTGGTGTTATTGCTCAAGAAGTTGAAAAGGTGTTACCTGAAGTTGTTAGTGCAGAAGGTGATACTAAGACCGTTGCTTATGGTAACATGGTAGGTCTATTGATTGAAGCGGTAAAAGAACAACAAGCACAGATTAATGAACTCAAGAAACAGATTGAGGAGATGAACTAATGCCGCTTGTTACTTCGGGAGCACTATCTCTTGGAACTTCCGCAGGTACTAACCGAAGCCTTAGTGCCGAGTACGGGGGTAGTGGAGATTTACCTTTAAGTAGTTATTATGCGGGTGCGGGTCTTGTTCCTGCGGGCACCGTAGATCAAGACGGTAATGCAGTTCCTTCTAGCAGTACAATTAAATTTTCAGATTTTTACGGAACACCCGCTATTACAAACATACACGGCACGGCTATATCTGCCGCATACATTGATGGTCAATATTTTGACCAAAGTGGCTACAGAGAAGGGTTTATGGGAAGTATGACCGACGACGCTATTGGTTCTTTTCAAAGTAGCAATGTTTGTAAAATTACACAGACCGAAAACTTAGCGGGAACCTTTAATCTTACTATCAGTGTAAGTTCTGGTTCAAAAACCTTTAACAATAGCGGTTTTACAACACTTAACTTATACCTTGGACAAACAACTAATAGCGGAAGTCCCGATGTAGAATTAGCAAGAACTTCTGCTACTTTTTCTAACGGAACCAACTTTGGGAGATGGGCTTGGGATGTAGCAACTTTGGGTGGAAACACTAGCCCTACTTTTGTAAACGGTATTTTCGGCCTCTCTACAACTAACAACTTTGTGGAATTAGTTTAATGACTTTTACTTATTCACATATAACGCGAGACGGTGTTCAAATAACGATCCTAACCGATACAAACCAGAGAATAGCTGAAGTTCATTCTGTCTTAAATGCGGATGATACGGTAAACATTCCGCTTTCCAATAAAGCTGCCGAAAGTTTATATTATCAATACACTACGGTACAAGATCAGGTTGATCGTATTTCCTTGATTGATTCAGCGCAGGTAAAAGATACCACCTATTTAAACGGAAGTGCTGCAAGAACAGATTATGCTGTAGATACTACCGAGGGTCAGGTAATAGTAACAAAGTTAAATAATGAATTTTCAGGAGAAGTCCCTTCTTATGATGATAACTCTATGAACCTTGTTGGAGAGTATACAGCACAAAGACCGCCGTATAATGTAAACAATACAATTTCATTTTATAATTTTGATGCTTTAACAGATACAATAAAAACTCGATTTGGCGCTACTTACCAAGAGTATAGAAAATGGTATGGTTTAAAGTTTGATACTGTTACGACAGATGTTTTAGCAAAATTTGTTATACCAGACGGGGAAATGAAGCGCGTTGATGTAGATAATTATAATAAAATAAACGACGCTCTTCCCGCCGTTAGTTATCCATTTTACGCCCGCATTCACGATGAGTCGGGTAATGTAAATGAAAACGTTGACGTGTACTTTCAAGCCGACCCTGATGTAATGCAAACATGGTGTACGAATAATTCTCACGTTTTTCCATACGACACGACCGACACGACTATTGTACCTATGTTGTTTATCTGGGGATGTGTGTATAATACAACGACAGAGGAGATAACACATGTTAAAGCCTACACAAGAACAACTGCATAAAGAAAGGTAGCTTATATGCCTTTGCAGAAATTACAATTTAGACCCGGTATCGTTAGGGAAACTACTGCTTACAGTAATGAAGGCGGGTGGTACGACTGCGATAAGGTTAGGTTTAGGTTTAGCACTCCTGAAAAAATTGGAGGTTGGATAAAACAATCATCAGATACGTTCTTAGGAACCTGTAGAGCCCTTAAGCCGTTTGTGGCTTTAAACGGGTCTTTCTATATAGGAACAGGCACTAACTTTAAATACTACATATCCGAGGGCGGTGGTTTCAACGACATTACACCTATCCGCGCAACAACTGCGGCGGGAGATGTAACGTTTGGCGCGACCAACGGATCTTCAACAATCTTAGTAACAGACGTGGCCCACGGAGCGGAGGTAAATAATTTTGTTACGTTTAGCGGGGCAGTTACATTAGGTGGTAATATAACCGCAGCGGTGTTAAACCAAGAATACCAAATAACGCAGATTGTTAGCGCAAACTCTTACAATATAGAGGCTCGTGAGGTAAATACGGTATCGGCTATTACAGTAAACGGGGTTTATACCCCAGTTCCTGTAACAGCTAACGCTTCAGATACAGGTAATGGTGGTTCGTCTGTGGTGGGTGCTTATCAAGTTAACACGGGTTTAGACACAACTGTGGCGGGTATCGGTTGGGGTTCAGGTACTTATGGCCGTGGTTCATGGAGCTCTGGTGCTAATTTCCCGACAACGGGTGAAATTCTACGTATATGGACTAACGACAACTTTGGTGAAGACCTACTGATAAATGTAAGGGACGGGGGTATATTTTATTGGGATTCGTCAACATCGGCTAACCCTTACCTACGTGCGATTGCTTTGTCTGACCTAGCGGGCGCGGACGCAACAACACCGACCGTCGCTAAACAAGTTATGATATCGGACCGCGACAGGCACGTCATTGTTTTTGGTTGTGATCCACAAGACAATATTGGGGTTCAAGACCCCTTACTGATTCGTTTTTCAGACCAAGAAAACCCACTTGTTTGGTCAGCCCAAGCTACGAATACGGCAGGTGATCTACGCATAGGTACAGGTTCTGAAATAATCACGGCCCTCGAAACACGGCAACAGATACTTGTTTTCACTGACAAGTCTTTACACGCTATGCAATATTTAGGTGCTCCTTTTACTTTTGGTATTTCAATGATTTCAGAAAATATAACGGTAGCGGGTCCTTTGTCTGCTATTGCGGTGGACGATACTGTGTTTTGGATGGGCGAAGAAGAGTTCTATATTTATACAGGTCAAGTTCAAAGGCTTCCTTGTACTGTAAGGGCTTACGTGTTTAATGATTTTAATCAGCTACAAGCTGAAAAAGTGTTTGCTGCTGTTAATTCGTCTTACTCGGAAATATGGTGGTATTATCCTTCTGCTGATTCTGATGAAATAGATAGATATGTAGTTTACAACTATACGGAAAAAGCTTGGTATTACGGTAACTTAGCTCGAACGTTTTGGATAGATCGCGGTATTGACCAATACCCTATCGCGGCAAGTACGGACGGACATCTGTATTATCACGAGTTTGGTGATGATGATGGTAGTGTTAACCCTCCTGCGGCCATAGACGCTTTCATACAGAGCAGTCCTGTATCTATTGGAGCGGGTGATAACTTTGCTTTTTTAAGTAAGTTAATACCTGACGTTACATTTGACGGATCTACCGACCCTTCCCCTAGTGTAGACTTTACTTTAGAGGTCAAGGATTTTCCCGGAGCTAATTACGACGGAACAAAGTCAAGCACAATTAATCGTACTGCAACGGTACCTGTGGAGCAGTTCACGAATCAGGTACGTATAAGATTACGCGGACGTTCTTTTGGATTGAAAATAGAATCTTCAGAAACAGGCGTAATGTGGAGGTTAGGGACGCCGCGCGTAGAAATTAGGCAGGATGGTAGAAGATGAGTCGTGGCTTAGTATACCCGCTTTTTCCAAATGCTCCTCAAGAGTATGACGCTATTTTTATGTCAGAGGTGGTTCGGGCTTTCTCCGTATTTATTCAACAAGTTAATAATCCGGGACCTTGGCAAGCGTCCTCTTTAACGCTACCAGAATTACAAACAGACAACTATAACCTCCCTATTGGCGGGGTTTTTCAGTATGGAGACGAGCTTCGTATTACAGTATCTAACAAACCTTATTTGAGAGGTTCTTCAGCAACAGGGGGCGCGGGAAGCGTAACGGTGACAACGACATGAGCGAAGACACAATTTTTACAATGGATGATGGCAGCGTTTGGAGACCCGCCTCCAGTCGTGACGTAGTTAGTTGCACTTCGTGTGGTAATGAGGTAGACACTATAGAAGAGATAAATTCTTATCCTGATGGATTTTGCCCAATGTGCAATTCTACATGGACGGGAGCAGAAAAAAGAAGTACAATGGTACAAGTAACTATGCCCGAGAGCATTACCGGCGGAGCAGCATAATGGCAAAAGAAGCATTAAACATCGAAGAGTTTGAAGAAGAGGACTTTGATGAAGTGTCTTCGGAAGAGGAAATAGACGCGGATGTTGATGTAGAAGATGTACCTGACGGAGGTATAGGCGATTTTGTTATGTCCGACGAAGACCTTGATGCGGTTTACGGTGAAGACGACGAAGACCTTGACGACGAAAGAGTTGCAAGTTTACCTGCAATCGCGGCAAGAATGGCGGAATATGGTCGTAATGAAGATGATACCTTAGCTCACGTTGCTACAGGCGAGCTTGTAATACCTGCACAGTTTTTAAAAGACGATGTAATTAAACAGCGTATCTATGATATTTTAAGTGAAGCGGGTGTCGATAACCCTGAAGCTTATGTTGTAGGTGCTGATGAAAACGACCTTAACCCTGACACAGGGTTACCCGAGTTTTTCTTAAAGAAAATATTGAAAGGTGTGGGTAAAGCTATAAAAGGCGTTGTTAAAGTTGTTAAGAAAGCATTACCTGTTGTATTGCCTATAGCTCTTTCTATGTTTACCCCATTAGGTCCTATATTTGGCGCGGCCCTCGGATCAGGTATTGGTACTCTTGTAAACGGTGGTAGTATTGGTGACGCTCTTAAATCAGGTTTGATGTCTGGTGCAGCGGGCGGGATTTTTGCAGGATTTTCAGGCGCGGGAAGTTTTACTGAAAACGTTCGTGGTGCGTTTGGCGATGTAGGCGGAAGATTTTCACAGTTCGGCGACTCTATAAGAGCGGGTAATTTTGGCGGCGGAGACTATGTTTCAAGTGTTCCAGTAACCCCAGAACAAGCGAGCCAAGCTGCGAATAGTGCATCAACCCCTACTCCGGGTAATGACATACTTTCCGCTGCTACGGGTAATGACATGCTTTCAAATCAAGTTCTTGAAACAGCAGCGGCAAATGGTATAAAAGACCCTAATTTTATAAGTATTGGTCAAAAAATAACGCTTCCTAACGGTGCTGTACACACGGTACAGAGTGGAGAAACCTTAAGCGAAATTCTTGCTCAGTCAAACACGGTAGCGGGTCCTGTTCCAAGTATTAAGACAACCATAAGCCCTGTACAAGCAGAGTCTATAGCGAGTGAAACGATTAACTTAAAATCGGGATTAGGGCAGCCTAACTTCAACATGGATTTGCAAAATTTAAGTAAAATCCCGGAGAAT